TACTTAGATCACTAGACGGCGAATTTCTGGAATATCGACTAAACGAGCATTTCACACAAAAAGCATTTGAAGCAGAATTTGGGAAAGACGCTTCATACCCCCAAATTGCACTAGGAGTTAAACATATTGGACATTTGAAGGATTTACTACACAACTGCCATGAGTCAGATGGATCTTTCCGCTTATGATTTCGGCGGTAGACCCGTCACAGGTGTAAATCTTCTTTGCCTTATTAGCGAGATGGAAGGTACATCCCAACATCTCAAATTTATGGGTTTTAAGGAAGATATGGACACAATAAATGAAATGAAGAAGAGATACTATAAACTCTACTTCAAAAAGAAGAAGGAAGAGGGTTAGTACCCACCTCCGTAGTATCCTCCACCGCTAGATCCACTAGATCCTGACGAACCACTCGATCCACTGGATCCTGACGATCCGCTGCTGCTAGATCCTGAACTACTTGATCCACTGCTGCTGCTGGACGAACTACTGCTGCTGTCGGTGCTACTATAAGAATCGGTTCCACCACTGGTTGAAGACGCATCGGTCGTTCCAGCGACAACACCGCTGCTGTTGACGCCAACATCAGACTGTGACTCAGAAGTTGTGACAGTTGCTCCACTTTCGGTCTGTGTTGTAGTAATAACTTTGTTTACCAATTCAAGACCAGAAGCAAACTCGACACCAGGAGTTCTTCCATATTCCGTAGAATAATCAATTTTCTTAATTACAAAGGTTTCGTTAACAGCATTAGGAGTGAACTTAATACCTGATACATCCTCAATCTCTTCATTAGGAGCATATGCAATCAGTTGTTCAAACTCGTCAACGAAAATATCAACATACTCGTTTCTTAGTAACCAGATATTTGACTTCATGTCATTTATCTTCTTTTCGTGTTCCCAGTTAGAAACAGGAATAGAAGCATCTGGCACCAAAGTACCCTGAGGGGTGAAATAGCGATAATTGGCATTTACCTCAATGCCAGGTTTTACAATCAATTTACCATTTTCGTCTCTAATGGCATTCGTCTCGTAATGATGAACACCGTTGAGACTATTTGCATATCTACTCTTAGTGTAATCAGTCAACTCACGCTCTGACATTGGCCAATCATTGTATATGTTGGTTATGTTATTACATAAGAAGATGACCCAATCCATCTCAGAGTCGCCATATACGTCAAATGCAACTTGATCAGGACGCTGATTGTTCATGACAGTGTACTGTTCAAAACCAAGAACAGAATCCTGAATATCCTCTACCAGTTTACACCGACGAAAGATATTCTTCGCTATCACAAAGGGTTCGACGTTATTACGACGGAACGACGATATACGGACTTTGACGTCAGGTAGATATGAAAAATAAGGCATTACTGTCCTTGGAAATCGATAGAGGTATTGAAGTCAACATTAAAGTTGTTGTTCAATAGAGAATCACGAAGACCTTGGTCACTGATTATTTCTGCATTGAGATTATCAGCGGAGAAAGGTTGAATTGGGAGATTATGTTGATCATTGACATTACCCTTGTTATTTTTCTTCTTAGGGTTGTACATGCCACGAGTGATGAATGCAGTCTCGTCAAAGGTTAGTCCCATCTTGTACATAGCAGGACCAAAGTCTACTGATGAGTTCATCCCCTTTCTAATAGAGTTGTTTTGACCAGTAGGAGTCATATTCACTTGCATACCTGTTAGAACCATGTTCACAGGGTATGTAAGCATTGTGCTGAGTGCTTGTGGTGAGGATAGTTTATCACCTGCACCCTTTGAGATACGAGGTTCACCAGGTGTATAACGAACGATCTCAGCACGGAAGAATCTAGGAATAGTCAACCATTTATCATTTGCACCTGCTGTATCAGGCAACATTGAATCTCTCAATGTTAGAATGATATTCATAATTGACTGTGCTTCGTCAGCATTACGAGGCGACATGTCAAAGTCAAAACTGTGTTGACGATAGTTAACGCCTCTGAACACAGTTTCTTGATAAGGGTTGAATACTTTACCTTTTGATAGTGCTGCTAGTTGGTTCTTACTAAGGTTACCATCTACACCAATCATACCAGACAAACCATTAAAGATGTTAGCAGCAGCATTAAAGGCAACTTGTGTCTTTCCTGAGTTTGCACCCTTTTGTAATGCATCAACAAAGTTGTCAACATTGCCATCTGCCAGTGCTGACACCGCTGCTGAACCAAAAGGACCCAATGCTGCTCTATCATAAGAAGCATTGAATGTTTCACTTAGTTGATGTGGTAAATAGAGATATACAGTCTTATAAATCTTCTTCTTGTCCCCAGCACCCTTACTACCCTTCTTACCACCTACATATGAGTAGGAGTTAGATCCTTTGTCATCTGACTCATAAATTGTGAACTTGAAGTAATCAAGTGCCTTTGTCGGATATCTCCCACGTCGAGAAACGGCTCCATCAGAACCCACCCCGCCCCTAGGTGCGATTAGCGGATACATCAATCTATTACTTGCCATGAGTTACTCGGGAAAATACCGTCCTTCAAATAGACAAAAATATAAAGGGGACCCTACAAACATTATTTATAGGAGTTTATGGGAAAGAAAGTTTATGGTGTGGTGCGACAAGAATGAAAACATCATTGAATGGGGGTCTGAGGAGATCGTCATTCCATACATTAGTCCTGTTGATAACAGGGTGCATCGTTATTTTCCAGACTTCTATGTCCGAGCACTCACTAGGGATGGAAGGTCTCAGAAGTTCATTATTGAGGTTAAACCGAAGGCACAATGTGCGCCCCCTAAGAAACAGAAACGAATTACCAAGAAGTTTATAACTGAGGTTAAGACCTATGCTGTAAATGAAGCGAAGTGGAAAGCAGCAGAGGAATATTGTAAAGACCGTCGTATGATTTTTAAGATACTCACCGAAAACGAACTCAAAGTATGAGCATCTTCACAGACATTAAAGACTTAGCAGGTGGTAAGAAGCAGTCGAAAGACTGGTATAGATCACAAACCTTCTATGGATTGCAGGATTACACTGGTAGTTTCAAACCTGGTGATGTAATCTTCTTCTCTTATAGTGCTGCTACACCAAACTTACCATTCTATGATAGGTTCCCTATGGTGCAGATCACTGATGTAGATATGCAGAACCTGCAATTCTCAGGTGGTAACTTACATTATCTACGTCCATCAGCACGTAAAAGCGTTGCAAGATCATGGGGTGGAGGGTCTATTTCATATCCTCGTCGCTGCCATCATAAATACTTTATGTCAAATGCTAGTAACATCAAATCTGTACCTGCATCTGAACTCATCGATATGACTCCCTTACCCTTGGAACAGTTTACATCAAGAGGGATAGACGTGCCTAGTAGTTTTATTTGGTCCAGACTATAAATGCCTAATCCTAATAGATTTAATACATTCCGAGATCTGGTTGCTACCAACGCATTAGCACCTGCTGTTAGTAACCTATGGGAATTTAGAATACCACCCCCACTGTTCATGTCGTTCGGTGGTGGATTATCTGCCAAAACCAAAGAGTTCGTCAGTAATGTCAACTACTATGCTACTTCTGTAACTGTACCTAGTAGAGCAGTGACTACTGGTGAAATCAATAACTTTGGTATGATTCGTAGGTTTGCAACTGGTCAGACCAATTCATCTGTAAATGTATCGTTCCTAGTGACTAAGGACCAAAGTCACAGAGCGTTCTTTGAGAGATGGTTGAACTATGCTGCATCAGATGCTGACAACACTGTTGGTTTCTATGATGACTATGTTTCTGACATGAGTATCATTAAATGGGAGAATGGTACTAACTTTAAGATTGCAGGTCAACCACCTGAGGATGCAGAAAACAAAGACATGTTTGACTTCAATCCTCAACAGTCAACTGCTGTGTATCAACTCTATGGTGCATTCCCTATCAATATCAGCACTATGACGCTTGATAACGAGCAGACAAACCTGTTACAGATGGATATTGAGTTCTACTTTGAGAGATATAGATTCGATCAAGTGGGAACCAAGCAACTTAAATACAAAGAAATACAACCCGTTTACACATGGGAAGAAATACAACTAAGAGTCGAAGGGTCTGGTAACCCAGATGTCGAACGATTTAGTGTATAAATAATTTTATCGTAATCTATCATTATGCCTTTACCTAAACTTGCGGTGCCAGAGTATGATTGTACTCTGCCTGTTAGCGGTCAGAAAGTCAACTTTCGACCGTTCCTTGTAAAAGAAGAAAAACTCCTCTACCTCGCTATGGAGAGTCAGAAGGAGAAAGAGATGATCAAAGCAGTTAAAACTATTCTTAAAAACTGCACAGACGTTAAGTCTGTTGATACTCTCCCCACATTTGAGTTGGAATACCTATTCTTACAGATTCGCTCCAAAGCAGTCGGTGAGACCAGTGAATTCAAGATCACATGTGAAGACGATGGTAAAACTCAGGTAGACGTAGCACTTGACCTTAATGAGGTTGAGGTTGTCATTCCTAAGGACCATAAAAAGATCGTCAAACTGAGTGATGACGTCAAGATCCAAATGAAGTATCCCGCTCTGGATGCTTTCGTGGAAAGAAACATGACTGACAACCCATCTTTGGATGACATGTTTGATCTTGCCGCTGATTGTATTGACAAAGTGTATGATGGTGATGAAATCTATGATTCTTTCACTAAGAAGGAAGCAAATGAGTTCATCGGCGAAATGAATAATGAGCAGTTCCAAAAGATTCAATCATTCTTTGAAACTATGCCGAAACTCTCTCATACATTAGAAATTACTAATCCTAAGACAGGAGTAGTAAATGAGGTCATCTTGGAGGGTCTGGCGAGTTTTTTCGAGTAGCATTGATGCATGATAGTCTTATGAATCACTATAAGACTAACTTCGCATTAATGCAGCATCACAAGTACAGTCTAACTGAACTTGGAGACATGATGCCTTGGGAACGTGATGTGTATGTGAACCTTCTACTTGCCCACTTACAAGAAGAAGAAAGGCGCATGAACAAACAGAACAATAGTGTCCCACTTTAATGGCGAACGCAACCCTAAGAAAATATATCAGCGTAAAGGCACCCACTGGGCAGGACGACCTTGCTAAGGCAATGCGTACAACTGTTTTTGCCCAAAACAGGTTGGGTGGTGCTGTTACATTTTTAGGGATGGAAATGCAGCAGTTCAAAGATGCTGTACAACTTCATACTGAGTTCTCGACAGAGATGCTTCAAAGGCAGAAGGATCTCGATAAGAAAGAACATGATACAAAAGTAGAACTCATTGAAGCACAAGAAGATTTACTAGGTAGAAAGAAAGGCAGAGCAAAAGATAAAGCATCTGAGGCATTACAGGAGAAGGTAGATCCTAAGGAAAAGAAGAAGAAGGGAGAAAAACTAGCTAAGAAAGAGAAACCCAGTATATTAAAGTGGTTAGGTGGATTTGCCAAGGGTCTTAATCCTATACTGAAACTGATAGTTCAGGCATTGGCACCACTGCTCACCATGAAACTCCTTGATTGGTTGAGTGATGAGAAGAATCGAGCGGCGATAAAACCAGTCATTGAATTTGCTGTCAGTCTGTTTAAGTTCAGTCGAGCCCTTGCAGGGTTCGGTATTGAGAATGTGATGAGTGGTATCCGAAATATATTCGGTGAATCAGATAAAACGGGCATGGAGAGAATATTCCAAGGAATGTTCGGTGTCCTACAAATGGTGGGTGGTCTTGGTGCTCTTTGGGCAGCATCCAGAGTATTAATGCCATGGAAACTTATCGGTGACGTTAAGTTCATGCTTGGTCTTGGTAAAGCAGTGTCTGCTGCTGAGAAGACTGGTCCCGACATGGGCAGAAATAGAAATAGAGGGAAAGGTAATGTTGTAGGTAGAGACGGTAGAACCTCTCGCCAAAGACTGAGAGATA